GGTTCCTCTACGAGATCCCCACAACGCTGTATTAATATGTTTATCATGCTTTATTTGATTATCCAGGATTGCATGACTGCTATTTTTTTGGACTTGCTCTAGTAATTGTTTACCGGAGATCTGAAAAAATATATTCATGACACCTCCTTTAGGCAAAAACTCACGCCTAGAAATCGAGTAGGTATCATTATGAATTCAACTGAGTTTTTAGAGTCGGTTCGTTGGCTGTTCGACTGTGACACTCCCAACAAATCGTTGGTGCAACCAGATTTAGATTTAATGTGCGGTTGGTTATCACACGTTGATTTTCCCAGCAATCTGGGTGGTGGATGTGTTAGTGATCCATAAAGTTCAATCATTGTGCTGATTGAATCGATACCGAACCGCTTATCGCAACCAGTACCTCTAAAAATTTTATTAAATTGAATCATCCAGTACCTCCTTGAGTGGGTGGATGCCTGAATATCCAAGCTCTTCGAGCGTTGCGTGATGCTTTTTTCCAGGTTTTTGAAATGTTGATTTTCATAACTCTCCTTTTAATTCGCTTCCCCTTGCTTTCATTGGGGAGATTGATCATAAGCCCGAGCTAGGCTAGTTAAAACGTCTTATTTTAAAATAAGAGTTCATTTTGTATTGACACAGTTCATAAATAGTGTACCTTAATATGAAATGTTTCATTACAAGCTTTTGCACGAAGCAAATCAATGGTCAAGGAAGATCTGCAGAAATGGGGCATTCCTTTAAAAAAAGTAGAGGAATTAACAGGATTTTCACAATCCCATGTATCCCTGGTGCTTGCCGGTAAACGCAAGAACAACAAAATCATGACTACAGCATGGGAATTGTTGCAGCAAAAAAAGAAGGAGCTTCGTGGAGAACTCACCGGAACTAATTCAAGAAATTAAAGCATTACGCAAAGTGCTGGAACGCTTGGATTCCAAGATCCCACATTTTGCCAAAGAATTTTCTGTCAACGATATAGGACAGAAAATAAAAGCAGATCGGAAAGACCGAGATGCTGAACTATCCAATCTATATCAACTATTAACTCAACCGGAGAATGTCAATGAGTAAAATAGCACAACAAAAGGACCGTGGACCTCAGTTCACCGCAGACAATCACTTTGCCAGAAGGCAAGGAATTGGAGCGAGTGAAGCAGGGACCGTGTTCCGTGTCAATCCCTATAACTCCTGGTTTGAACTTTATCTGGGCAAAATTCCTGAAGAGGAAGGTGGTCAGGTCAAAGACATATCAAACAAGGATGCAGTCAAATGGGGAACTCGGCTGGAAGCCATTGTAATCCAAGCAATCAAAGAGGATTACGGTGTTCCTGTCCAGAAGGATGAGACTACATACTGGAATAACGATTACGGTGTTCCTTTATATGCTCATCTGGACGGAGTATCTGGAGATCGAGGTGTCGAAATCAAAACAACCAAGGTCAGAAATATCCATAATTATGGAGAAGAAGGATCAGATTATTTACCCAAATATCAACTGATGCAGGGTATTCATCAACTGATCTGCTGCCCCTGGATGAGTGGTGTCGATTTCTTTGTTTACTATGATCGTGACGAACTAAGGCATTATCAGGTCAACCGTGACGAATTTACGGAACGCCTGATTAAAGCTTATGTCAAAGAAGCCAAACGCTTCTGGAAGCACGTTACGGATCGCAAAGTACCTGATGCTCAGACTAGGGAAGACATTAAACATCTCTATCCTCAGTCAACTGATAATTTTTTAACTGCAGATTCCAATGTTGGAAAATTGTTAGCAAGACTTCAGGGAAATATCGAAGCTGAGAAACAAGCGAAAGCTGCTCTCAAATTGTCAGAAGAAAGAGTTATCCAGGATAAAATCACTCTTTCTGAATATATAGGTGAGAACGCTGGAATCATAACTGAAGCCGGCAAATCACTTGTCAATTTCCGCACGAGTGAATCCAAAGGTCGTTTCGACCAGAAGCGATTCCGTGAGGAAGAACCGGAACTATATGAAAAGTATCGTTCCGATCCCACCGTCAGCCGAAGACTTTCAGTTTCCTGGAAGAACTTTCAAGGTTGGCTTCCTTTCTAATGCCAAAACCGGAGAAGTAATATGGCTCAAGTTAAAAAACTCGCAACTACGGATATTAAAGGCAAAGCCTACACCGAAGTTCATACACGAGTTACTTCATTTAACGAAGAAGCAATCTATCGAGATTGGCTCTTTGAAAATGCTTTAAGCATTGAAACCACCGTTGTTCACCTTGATGCAGAAAAAGGCTTTGCTTGTATTAAAGCTGAACTCAAAGACAAAACCGGTCGTGTTATTAGATCCGGTCACGGCTTTGAATTTCAGGGTGATAAGTCCTCATTTGTCAATAAGACATCTTATCTTGAGAACGCTGAAACATCTGCAGTTGGCAGAGCTTTAGGCTTCTTAGGCATTGGTGTAATTGACACTCTTGCTTCATTGGATGAAGTAAAAATTGCTGAAAATCGTGGTAAACGATTAGATGCAGAAGAGTCTCAGAAATCTGAGGCTCCCAAATCCAATGTTATTCAGCACCCAACATCTTCAAAGCCTTCCCAGGTTGCAGAGATGCTTGGCGATCAGCCTGAAGAATCTGAAGCTCCAACTCAGGAACCAGAGTTATCTGATAAGGCGAAAGCCATCATGTCGATTCTCAATCGATGTGATTCCAAACAGGCTTTAGAAAAAGCTGTTGAAGATAAACGTCCTGAAGTTGGGAAGCTTCCTGAAAATGAGAGAATTGAACTTATAGCATTGAGGGATTCTCTTATGGAAAAACTCCCTGATGACCTAATGCCGGTGTTCTAATGGCATTCAGCAGCTTTGGAGATCTTCTCGGTCTTATGCAAGACCCTGAAAGGATGAAAGAGACTGCAAAATCGATGTCTCGTTTCAGAGATGAAACAGTTGAATGCAATGGAACTGTGTTTGATTTGGTCATTGATGACCAGGGCATCGAATATGCCATCCCCAAGGGAGATACCGAAGAAGTAAAAAAAGACAAACTGCGAACGCAGATTGTCAAAGCTGGTCTTGCCAGATATGCCGATGTCACATTGAGTGAAGCAGGACAATGGAAATTTGAGAAAAGAGAATTGGACCGCTATGGATTACAGGCCGCGATCCAGGATGGAAAAACTCTTTTATTTCGAGGTCCGGTCGGAACTGGCAAGACTTATCTTGCAATCGCTTTAATCAAAGAGCTTCTAAGTCAAAAGAAGAAAGTTGCAATAAAGCGCTGGCCCAAATTGCTTCAAGAGTGTCTGGATTCATTCAAATCCGATACTCCCATGTCTGAAGTCCTGGACCCTGTAATGAATGCAGATCTGCTGGTCTTAGATGAGATTAACATCGACATCAAAGGCAAAGCATCAGCATTTGAAATAGGGAAGCTTGCTGACATTATCAGCGAGTTCCATGCCTCGGATCGAGGAATGATTCTCACCACGAATCTTTCTGAATCAAGAATCCAGGAGCTCTATGGAAAACAGATCTGGTCTAGGCTCACAGATAAAGAACGAAGCATCATCGTATCATTTCAACATGAGCGAAATCGAAGAAACTAATATCTATGAAGAACAACTGAATGGGGGTCGTTTGGTTATCAAACAGATCCCTGTTCAGGGAGGGGTTTTATACGTTTCCAGGCATTACGTTAAATTACATGATTCCTGGGATGGTGAAAAATCCTACCGGCTTCACGACCATCAAATGATCTATGTCGGAAACGCGAATACTGAAAGTAAACTTATCCCGATACAAATGGAAAGACGGAGAACCCATGAAACCAATGGGGAAACCTCGTCAAACCCAAGCAGATCGCTGGAAAAAAAGAAAGGTCGTAGAAAGATATAGAGAGCTTGCAGATGTTCTTAGAGCAGAAGCAATGCTTCAACACTTTCGGTGTACCGGAGTCATGGTTATGTACTTCGATATGCCGATGCCAAAGTCCTGGTCAAAAAAACGGAAACGTGAACTGATCGGGACTCCTTGCCGATCTCGCCCAGACATTGATAATCTTTGTAAAGCGGTATTAGATGCTTTAATGGAAGAGGATTCAATTGTTTGGAGTGGAGGCTGGCGTAAACTCTGGTCTGAGACTCCACAAATAACTGTGTATTCGATGCCAGATCGTAATCCCTAACCGGAGACTTTATATGCTTAATTCATATCAATGCCTTGGTAACATCGGTAAAGAACTGAAGTTCAAAGAAGGCGAAGACGGTAAACAGTCCGTGCTTGATTTTTCTGTTGCGGTGCAACGTGGAAAAGATAAATACGGAAACCAGAAAGATCCTTATTGGGCTCAAATCAAAGCTTTTGGTAAACAAGCTGAAATCATTAACGAGTACTATAAACCTGGATCTGAAATTCTGATAACGGATTCTGAACCAATTCAGGAAACCCGTGACAAGGATGATGGAACAAAGGCGTATTATAATTATTATATAATTCGGCAGTTCTCATTCACCAAATCCAACTCTCCCAACTTTAAGGAAGAGAAGCCTAAGTCTAACTCAGGTTCCTGGTGAGGTCTTATGATGAATATCTATCGAGTTTATCAAGATAATCCTAACGGATCTCCTGATACAAACAATTTGGGTTATTTTAGAACCATTGCTGATGCTAAAGCATTCGTTCGATCACGAGCTCCTAAGTGCCGTGTCAAACATTCAGATGCTTTAAATGGTCAATGGAGAATGGAACGCAGAAATATCCAATTGACTCCTCATGGAGAGGATGCTGGATATTATCCTAAAGGCCATTATAAGGAATTCGATACTTGGTTAATTAAAAGAATTGAAATTTCTTCAGGCAAAGATGGAGTCTGTAAATCTTTAAAACGTGAATCATTATTCATGTTGGATGTTCTATCTAAAATTACACCATTATGAAAATGAGTGCCGATCAATTACTTGCTTATATATATGGAATGTTGGCTGAAACTGATTTTGAAAAAAATACCAAAGAAGATAATAAAAAAATGTTATTTTATATTTGGCATTTATCTAAATCATTTTTTGGTGATGATGACGATTCTGAAAATAACAAGTAATCTAAATCATCATATCTCATGATGGGCCAGTTACCTTCGAGGTAATAATCAATCGGTAAGTCCAGGGTAATACTTGGGCTTGCCGTTTTTATCGTAAACCATCCTTTTAACATCTTTTCGATTGTTTCCCAAAGCGTTATAGGAAACATGAACCCATCCACTATTCGGACCTTCCGGTTGCTTATCCCATTCCTGTAATCTTTCAGGATCATAATTTTCCAATATAAGCTGGTCGAATTCCAAGTTGTCTCTGATATATTCAGCAAGTTCCATATTGCTGACTGACTCAGATGCAATTTCTATATCGGCAGCAGATGATTCACCATTGCAGCAATGTTGACTTTTAGCGGACCCTTTGATGTGATCATTCCATTCTTTTGATCTAAAACAGCTATTAACCTTTAACGCCATTCCGTAGTGATCCCTTATCGGCTGCAGCACTTTAATAACCAACGTGGTCATTCGTGCAACAGCCAACAAAGTCGGCTCCTGTTTTATATTCGCTCTTGAAGCATCAGGAGAATAGATCAGTTCTTTAAGCGTAAAATTAGGACTAATATGCATAGCCAACCAGCTACTTTCCTTTGACCAGATCCAAGAAGGAATTAAATTTATGAGAAGCATCAGCACTAACACTTTCATTAATTTGATCCAATATTTCTGTTGAAAACTTATCAACTGGATCAGCAATTTTTGCTTTAATAATTTCTTCAACATCATTTGATGAAGCTGAATTTTTATCAGAACTAATTAAATCCTGAACTATGCTAACAAGTGATAAAACTTGTTGAGCTGCTGCGAGTGCTGGTAACATTTCTTTCCTTTCTTCAGAGGTTGTGGGTTTAAAAAATTCATTAAGCCAATCAAGCAGTTTGTTTAACATCTGCTTCCTTTCTTTCTTTTTTGTCATCACCATTTTCACTGGTGTCTGATTTGGGATCTCCATACATAAACGATCCGATTTGCGAAATTAACACAGTCAGCGCACCGATCACACTTACCAAGAGCGTCGAGGTTTTATCATCCATTTCACTTGGATGGTACATAAGGCTGTATATGGTAAAGCCGTAAATTCCTAAAATTAAAATAGCCAAAAGAAATCTAAAACTAGCTCTTCTTAAAATTATTTTTTCAGTAACAGTATAATCTGCAGATCCTTTTTTCGGAGGATCGCTCCTGGTGATTTTTTCTATTGTTTCAGCCATTATTTCTGTTTCCTATTTTTCCAGTTATTACAGCAGAATCTCTTGATAATAATTCTAATTCTCTTTCTACATTTTGCATCCTTGCATCTAATGTAGCGATTCCAGTTTTAACTTCAATTAAATCAGTTTTATCTAAAGACTCACGCACCAAGTCTTCAAATTTATCAGTCAGTTTAATTCGATCCTGACGAGCTTGAGATTCTGTTCTATAAAACCAAAATCCTAAAACAATTAACATTGCTCCTACAATCCCCTGGCCCATAAACATTTCTACCAATTGATTAGGCAATTCGTTTAATGAAGAAGACTGAGGTTGAACAACCTGAAACTGATGAAACTGCGGAGTTGTTGGATCAACCGGAACCTGGGCTTGAAGAAGCTGCTCCTGCATTGGATGCTTCATGTGATGACCGGCTGCTAAAACAGTAACAGCCAAAATCAAAATAGAAATTATTGAATATATAAATTTCATTTATGGTTTAGGATACTTGTCTTTTACTGCTTTTATCCGCTGTTTCCAGCCATCCATATCGTGATATATCTGGTCAAGCTGTTCAGGAATTGGGTCGTAGGCTTCTGCTCGATCACGCTGGTATTGCTTTGCTTCGTATTCTGCTTGTAGTTCTTTTAGCTTGGCTTGAATTGCTTTATTACTAGGCTGTTCAATATCGTTACTTTGCCAATCAATACGATTTATGTCGTTATCAACTACAGCAAATTTTGCTTTAGGAGCTAGTTTTGCTAAAGCTTCAGCAATATAAATCATGCAACTACCTCCATTAGAATTAAGGTTGAGTGCCCATGTGTATTGTCGTTTCTATTTACCTCCATTACTCCGTAATTTGCATCATATCCCATTCCATAAAGACTGACAGTAACTGATCCTGCAACTGAAGGTGAAAACAGATAATTAACAGGCGATAAACCTCCAATTTTCCAACTTGAAGAAGAAGTTGGCGTTGACAATCGGAAACCAGTATGACCAGTACTGCTATCTGATGGTGTAGGCTTATATGATTCTGATGTTACGCCTGACCCACTTGTAACTATTTTAGCACCCCCAAAAACTTGAGAACGAGAATCAATTGTAAGTTCCCAACATAGCATTCCAAACGCTAATAATTTATTACTTGAATCACTCATCGTAATTGATTGAGCTATTGCTAATTGATCACCTGTCCCACTTGATGCAGTAGCAGAATTCCCTAATACCACTTGCAAAACAGTCCCAGCAGGGACCCCAGATCCCCAAGACCAAACACTAGAAGAATATTCTGCTAAAGTCTTAGTCGCTGATCCGTCTTTAATATTGTCTACTTGTAGATCGCTAGGCATGATTTATTCCGGTTTAGTGGGCCAAGTTACGTCTGGTAATTTAGTATTATCTCCATCTACCCATTCAGGATCTGGATTATTCGCAGGTAAATCTCTTAATGCTTGCCTATATGTTGCCCATTCAGATTTTTTAGAGTCTGATAGTGGTGAATCTGCAGATTGTGTCCAATCAGATTCATGTAAAAGCATAGTTCTTCTACCTCTTAAAACCTCCATACAAGTCGGCATATTAGGCATATTATTCATGTTGCTAACTCCATAACTTGCAATGACATCGGATAAATAGCTGAGTATCGACAATTAACTTTAACGGTATAATAAACTACTGTGTCTTTTGCGTGTGATGATGTAACTTTTTCTGTACCTGATGCTGATACTTTTTGTTGTTCAGAAAGGTAATTCTGCCATCGAGTATCTTCGTATGTTTGAGCTATAATCGATGTATCAGTCGGTGATGATAAATTAGAATTTGTTGAATATCGTATATACCAATTAATTGACGGGAAATTGCCACTACCCATACTTCTACTCCAATAAACACTCCCATGTATTGTATAAATTAAAGTAGAATTGGCTTTTTTTAATGTAATATTTCCCAAAGGTGACGAAGACCCAGTACCTATTGACCCATCAGATTGAAAATAATAATCAGTATCACCACCTGAGTTAGTTTGTGTGCTTGTTGTTGTGTGAGTATTTACTTGCAAAATTGTTCCAGCAGGAAAAACAACTGAAGAACCTAAAATTCCTGCACTTAAAGATCCGCTTAAAGAAACATTACCAGTAGAATCCGCAATACTAATTCCAGCAGTTCCGTCTTTTGCTTTTAGTGACGATACTTTTATTTCAGAACTCATGATGCCTATTCTGGTTTAGTGGGCCAAGTAATATTATCAGGATCGCTAAAATCCATATCTCTCAATGCTTTTCTGTATGTCTGCCAAGCAGTTTTTTGTTCTGTAGTAATAGGAAAATCACTTACCATATAAACATCTGTTTCTGCAAGTTTTCCATTACGTTCTGCTCGTTTCCACATTTGTTTTTCTTGTAATGTTGTTAAATCTTTATCAGACGTAATAGATACAGGATTCCCTCCTATTGTAATCGTTGTCGTTCCCATTATTTGTATCCGTAAAGTTTTACGTTTCCTACTGATATATTACCACTTGAATATTGTAGTCTTAGTGATGTAAATGCAGTATCAGAACCCACTAAAAATCCTCCAATACAAGTAAAAAATGACCCTGACGCATCAATAGTTGAAGCATTTATACTGCCAGAAGTGAATGAACTTGCCGTTCCATCACCTTGGGAACCCCATATCCACGTTGAAAAAGATGTGTGTTCATTTGTTTGGTTCCCTTGATTCCCAAATCCTGCAATTACAGCTTTAGTTTCTGACGTAATATTAATTAATGAAGTAAATGAATTGCTTGTATTTCCCATAACATGGCACTCGTATGTGCCTGTCGTATACCACGATACTGAACCTGCACTTCCACTACCAAATCTTAGCCAAATTGCTTTGTTATCATCTACTGGCTGAAAAGCATTACCTACTAATAAATATGTTAAATATGTAGAGCTTAATTTCCCCTCTATATCTAAATATTGAGTTGAACTTGTAATTGTCTGATCATGTAACAAGACTTGAGTTGCACCAGGAACAACAACTGAATCCCCAATAATCCCTGCATCAATAGTTCCTGTGTTTGCTATACCTTGTGAAAACGTAAGTTTACCATTTGAAGCAATAGATATTGCATCAGGATCACTAGCAGATCCTATATTCCCACCATCGGGGATTACGATATTGCTCATACGATCACCAGAGTTCCATTTACAGTAAGAGTTCCTTCAACTGTTATTGGTCCTGCCATTACACAATTTTCGTCACTAGCAATTGTTACTTCACCAGTAATGGTATTTGGATGTCTAAAAGCAAAATCTGTTTTTAATCCTGATTCATCTGCTTGAGCAGAAGTTTGAGATTTTGCTCGAATGTCCAATACATCTTGTTCTGTCTCCTGCATTCCTGCAGCGACATTTCCTGTTTTTTTCATAAACCTCCTATGCTGCTGCAGAATCTAAACAACTAAGCCAGCTATCGACTTGACCAACGGTACAAATAACTTTTAAAGCATCACCATCATTTAAAATAATCTTGCCTTGAACGAGTTCGATTGAACCTCCAACCGGCACAGATATATCTTTAACAATGTATATATCAGTTGATCCTGAACTGATATAAGCCGATGCCGTAGCAGTTACCGATCCAGAATTAGAGAGCAACAACCCAATGATTATGTCCGATTGGGTTGTTACACTTGCATCCGATGTATGTATTACCGTTGCTTCCGTTTCGCCAAAATCAGGCTGAGTAATTTGACTAGCAAAATACCTTTCAAAAGAAGCCATTTTTTTCCTTATGCAACATCATCTAATAAAGCAGCGACTATGCAGTCAACCGTTCCAGTTGATGTAATTGCATGAATGTTATCAACAGTAGAATTAGGAATTTGAAGAGCAACACTTTGACCGGCAGGAATCTTAATTGATCCTGCAGCACTTGATGAAGCTGCTCCGTCAGCTACGTTGATGTAAACATCATTTGAAGAATCAGTATTTTTAACAAAAAGGAATTTAACCTTATCTGCCGTATGTACTGCAGTTGGAGCAGTATCATCATCAACCCCTGTATAATCAGTAAAATACCCTGCCATCAAATTCGTTGATGAATTTGAAACATTTGTAAATTTGTAATACCACTTGTCATTCGCGTCACCAGGAGTGACCGTCTGACTTCCTGATATTGATTTCGCAATATTGTCCGGTAAGACAGTTGCGGTGATTGTTACGGATGCTGCGTTTGCCATACTTCTCCTTTAATTTAGAAATGGAGTAAAAATAATCCCCAGAGCAATCGCCATTGCTACTGAAGTTGCTGAAGCTGTTGCTGCTGAAGCTGCAGCCGAAACTGCAGAATTAGAAGCATTTATTTCTGAATTAGATGCATTAACTTCTGAAGTCGAAGCTTCTGATGCTTTTGTTAATGCAGTTTCTTTATGGACTCCTGCATCATTTGCTGATGTTTCTGCTTGAGATGCACTTAAAGCTGCTGCATCTGCAGAAGCAGAAGCCTCTACAGCAAAAGAATCAGAATCATAAACGCTGATACTTAGATCACCGTTTGCATCAAATTTAAGAGCTTTATTGGCTCTTTGAGATTTTGTGGAATTTAAAGAAGATGCTGTTTCTGCATTTGAATGAAAATCAGAACTAGCAATTGTTGAGGAAAATTTAAAACTTCTATCTTTGTCATCGACAATTTGTTGATTGGCCTGGGTTAATTGATCTAAAGCCGTTTCAACATTTTCTGCATCAAACGCATCATTATTAACGTAATCTTGAAGTTGTGTGTAAGGAACAACACGCAAGATTACAATTGATGTGTTGCTTGCAGGAGTATTGTCTGTGGGAGATGTTGTAAAGGTTACAGTTGCAGCATTTGTAGCAGCAACAATGCTGACGGTGTAGTCGCTATCTAATGTTTTTAAATTACCATCAACATAAACCTGAATATGGGTTGCATCTAATACCGGTATGATTGCAGAAGCCCCTCCAGTATCAACAACCGAAAAAGCAGTTGTCGATCCATTTCCCGTGTACTCAGCACGAGCAGCAGTAGTGGATACAGTCATGGGTCCATCCTAATAAAAAAGAAAGCCCTGACCACGCTCCTCCTCCATATACCTCGCAGCACGGTCAAGATAGCCTGGATTTAGACTATCCTGTATAGGCCAGTTTATCATATAGTTCCATGCACCTTGCAAGTAAAAAAGGTTCACATAAGGTGTATTCGCATTTAAAGTTGACCATGCTTTTTGGGCATCTCCTTCATCAGAGTTCACCATATACTCCATCAAGTCCTTGGAATCCTTTATGGTTGACCATGTTGGACCCAAAAGCGTTTCGTCAAATCTTCCGTGGTATCGGTCAAAATCTTCTAAAAAAATATCACCGGCAAATCCGAATAATCCTGATTGAATCCAGGATTCTTTAATGGCTCCTCCATCCAGATCTCTTGGAGACTTACCAGAAAGGATGTCTTTAGTTGCCAAAGTCATGTATCCAATACCGGCAGCAGGAATAAGATGAAGCAACGAAGGTGCTCCCATCTGAAGCATTCTCGGATAAATCTTGGTAGCCATTACCACCGATATAGTTCTAAACTGGAAAAAAAGTTGAGCGACTGAACCTGGAAGTGTTCCTCTTCTAAAATTCCTCATCATAACTGCACGATCTCCTGCACCAGCTTCAGGAACCGCGATTCTTGCTTCTGAAGTAAAAAAGCGTTCCAGCTTATGAGATGCTTCTAATGCAGCAGATCTTTGTGATTTAGGAATAATCTCAGAACGATCCGCTACAGTCCTAACCCAATGCGGAGTAAAATACTCTTCTGCCAGATCCGCATTTTTTAACGGTCCTGCTTTTTGAAATAACTCCCAATCTTTCTTTCCAATAAAATACATTTCAAAAATTTCACGTTGCCGTTTTGGAAGATCATCCCAAGATTTAGCCAACGATTTTGCCAAGTGATGAGATGAAATCTTGGAAAACGATTCCCTCATCATATCTGTCCACCAGTTCAATCCGTTCAAAGTGAAAAACTGATTTGCCAGTTCCGACATCATTCCTGGAACCGGATCAATCGTGGTCATCCTCGAAGTGGTCTGGCCTATCAATCCATCGAAGCCTACATTTAAATATCTGGCTACCATTTGCCTTTCAGCAGGACTCAATCTTTGAAATACACCTTTGACAAAAAGATCTCTGTAAGATTCAAGAAATCCTTTTCCATAGGAATGAAGAACAATTCCTGAAGAAATGGTATCTCCAAAACTGGAGATCATTGCTTTGCCTAATGATGTAAGAATTTGAAAACTGGAAAGAGCAGAAACCCATTTAGCAACGGATGGATCTGCAACAAGAAACGCTTGCCCGGAAATCTGAGCATATCGAGCTCGAATTCCATCTTCGTCAAACGGACTGATGTTTTCTTCTCTTTTTAATTTTTTGAGAGTCTTATTAAAAAGCTTGTCAGGATCAGGGCCCAGGTGCTCCATCAAGACAACACGATCAGCGTGTTTGTGAAGTCCTACAACAATATCATCCAAGACATTTTTAGATCCCATCATCTTGGAATAATCGATCCAAGAATCTGCATTTTTAAAATGCAATTCTCTTTTGTATGCAACCCGATCCGACATTTTAGGAAGCCGAAACACTTCCCCATCCATGTGAGGAGTCTCAGTAATTTCTTTATAGATCGATCTTAAAACTTTATCAGGATCTCCTCCTTTAAAAGTTCGAGCATGATTCAGCATGGGTTTAATCGTTTTTATCCATTCATCCGCTTGCATCTCTTTCATTTTAAAGACGTTGTGGAATTGATTGGTAATGTGATCAAACCTGAATGTGGTTGCAGCTCCTACATTTTGCCCACGTTTAATAGTAACCAGCTTGTTTGCCATCATTGCCCTGGCAACCTGATACGCCAGATCATCACCATGTTTTGCACCGGTAGTGCTGAATGGAAACATTTCTCGAACCACTTTGTCCTGAAACTCTGGATTCTTCCAAAGCCGAGATATTTCAGAATCCGTCATTTCTCCAAATGACTGAATGATGGTTCGATTGATATTTAATTTAAATGTCTGCTGATCGGTTCCAATGGAAGCCATTCGCTTCCCAAATCCTTTTCTTGCATCACCGGTAAGATAAGTCTGAAAGTTTTTCCAGGCTTCAACTTTTCCATTTTTAATTCTGCGAATCAGATTTGCTTCTGCAATCTCTGCCCATTGAGCAGCCCTTTTCATTTGTTGCCCAATATAAAGAACCTGGGACTGAAGATCCTGGGCAGCCTGGGCTAACTGATTAATCCAATCAGGTGCTCCAGCATCTTTGACACCGGCTGATGTTCTGGCTTCAAGCTCTGCCAGCATTTCCAATGCATCCTCATATTGAAGATCATGGCGTTTGGATAATATATCGATGCAATTAGACAACGCTGTTCCTCAGACATTCAACAGCACTTTCTGCTGTATCCATAAATTGTTTTAATTCCTGTTCCTGTTTTTTGACTGCTTCTTCTGCTCTTTTTCTAAGATTCCCAATTTCTTTTTTATTTATTCCTTCAAGGTCGATCTGATCCTCCAGGTCACGAATCCTTTTGGATATGTCCTCATCAAGAGTTTGCTTTGCTTGAGCCTGTGCCTGTTTTTCTCCTGTTGCGACTTGTTCTCTAAGCGTTGCCAGTTCTTCATCTACAGCAGTATCTTTTTGAGTTGCATTGGGATTCTTCGGATCATTATCAACTGGTTTCGCTTTAGGTTGTCCGGTATCAAAAGCTTCTCTTAACGAAGCAAGTTCTTCTTCAACGGTATAAACAGGCTTATTCTTTTTAGGTGCATGGGAAAATGCAGTTTCAGGATTAGGAGCATCATTAACCTTTTGATTCCTAACATGAGTGTGAGGCGTAGTATTAACCTGGGGGAAAAGAATTTTTAGAAGCCCTTCATTCATAGGCTGTTTTAAAAACTCTTTGCCCTGGTTTTTTCCGTATGCTTTCAAAAAGTTTTTTTCTACGATGCTCCTTTGTCCTGCCTCCTTTCTCATAATGAGGATTGCAAGCTTGTCATCTGCCTCAAGCCCCAGGTTTGCAATAAGCCGGTGAAATGCAGTCTTTCCTCCTGGTTTATCAATGACTCGACCAAGCACCTTAAATAAAAAGTTGACCTGATTTTCTCCTAAGCCATCAATCTGTTTTAATAAATCAAAAACTTCTTTTTCTGCATTCGATGCCTTCATTGCTTCCAGCATCCTGTTTCTGGTTACATCATCCAGGACATCTTCAGGATTATTGGCAAGAGCTCGAAGGGTTGTTTTAAACTGATCTGTAGAACCGGTATTGATTCGGACTTTGCCGACATTAACGGATTTGCCGTTTGCAATGTCTGCCAATGCTTTATTTGCAAAGATCCGGTGCATTCTTGGAGAGAAACTTGTCATCAAACCAGCAACCGATCCCATACCGGCAAAGGCTGCACCGGCTGCATACCCTCCTCCAATCATTAACGCAGCACCCATCAAATCCATTTGTTCTTGGTATACATTTGCTTTAATTGCGAGAGCTCCAACTGATAGAGCCCCCCCAAAGGCCCCTGCTCTTCCCCATGAATCGGCTACGGCTAAGTGTGCTCCAATAGCACGCGAACCTTTTCTTCCTGCAACATTGTAAAGCGTAGTTGAGTTTTCAAATGCATCTGCCCATCTGGAAGCCTTGGCATATCGTGCTGCCATAAAAGGTTTTCCCATTCCTATGTAATTAGTGGGATCTGGAAGGTTCCCAATAAAAATACCAGCCATAGAAACCAAACCTTTTTTGGAAAACCAATCGACATTTCTCATTAACTGAGAATAAGCAAACTTCCGATCATAGTTTTCTGCCAAAAGATCTGCTTGGCTTTCAGTCATTCCATCACGATAAAAAACTCCTGGTCTTGCATACTTTTGATTAAATGATTCTTCAGAAATCTTTGGAGTATCGTCATTGGCGTAATATTGTTGTATATCAGAACCAATGCTCCACATCGTCATATCCCATCCGTATTTGACATTTTCACGCAAAGCCACCTGATAACTAGGAGAGTAAAGATTTAATAGCTCTCTGGGGGCTGTAGATGCCTGTGTGCCAGGATTCGATAAAAACATTAGGAAGCCGGTTTAACTGTTGCTTGAATTTCTTCTTCCATCTGCTGTTCCTGTTCTTCAGAAACCGGAAGACTTCCAGGCCTCATTCCTTCTGGAAGAATATAATTTTGAGGTTTAAGCGGATCGACACCAAAAAATCTCCAGACATGATCGAAATAAAACTGTCCGGTTAGATCAGCAAAACGACCAGTAAACTCATCTGCCAATTCAAGAATCTGTTCTCTTGAAGGATTTTCTCCGTATCGTTCTTTTAATGCAGGAAGGAATTCATTTTTAAGGTGAGCTCTTTCAATACCTCCAATCATCCAGGGGCTATCTGGTGCAACATTGAAAGCTCTATAATCAAAAGGCCATTCGGTAACAGATACATCTAAATCAGGAGTGTCGTTAAAATATGCAGGGCTATCTGCAATTTCCTGTAATATTTCAATTGGAGAATCTGTTTCAAAAAACTTTTTACCAACTTCAGAATCAACACTAGGAAGAAAATCCGGTTTTATTTCTTCAAATTTTTCAAATGCACTTTGAGCCCATGATTTTCCTCCTTCTAAATACTCAGGCATTTTGTAATAAAATGCTCGGTAATGAGTTTGAAATGTCAGGTCTGCAATTTGATCGGTACTGATTTCCCATTTCTCTCCTGCTTTATTCTGAAGCCATACCCACACTTGAGTATCAGGATGAATCAGTTTGTAATAACGTCCTGAATTGTTTTCGTTAGGAACAGGAAGTATTTCAATATTGGGATTTCTTCTGATTGCATCTTCAGCAATGTTGAATTGATCTGCGACTTTTCTAAGAAGATTATTAACATTCCTGTTAATTGCTCCATCTCTTCCGGTTACTTCCAATTCAAGAAGCTTTTCATTTTTTTGTTTTGCAAAAGCTCCCTGCACTTCTCCCAATGACATCAGCATCGATGGTGCAATACCGGCAATCACCATAGTCTCTGCTTTAGTCACATCATCGGGTTCTGCCATTCCTGCGTAGCCTCTTTGAAATTTACTGTGAGGCATAAATAAAACCTGATTCTCATCTTCAGGGTTTTTATAAATTTTGTATCGAACATCAAACAATTGATGATGAGCCATCTCTGCAGCTTCTTCTGCACTTAAATCTGGTTTTCTGAGTTTTAATTTCATTGCCATCCGTTCATGCAAAGCACGATACGGTTCAATGGCAGTCGGAGAATTTCTCATAGCAGTCGAGTTTCCAAATCCAAAATCTCCGTAAAATGCCTGTCCTACTTCACCATCATCTCCTGATAAATCATTAATAAATGTTTGACCATCATCTCCGTATTTATCTTTAATCTGATTTTGAAGAACACTTGCTTCTGCAACGGCTGCCTGAATGGTTTCATCAACATAAGCACTTGGAAGCGGATCTCCTTTTTTGTCAATGGCAGGATCAGTAAACAATAAATAAGAAGAATCAAAATCAGGATTATCTGCAGCAAATTCTCTTATTGCTATTTCACGATGTTTTTCTTCAGGATAATAAAGTTCAAACATTCCCAAAAATGCTTCCATATCTCCTGCAGATTCACTTTGATTAACTTGGGATAACGCATTCTTCATCATTGTTTTCACCGGCAATGGAATAACGCGAAACCCTGCAGAATAAAATTCTGCTGCAGATTCAGGGATTTTTATGTTTTTCCAATTGCTTTCAAATCCTACAATTTGCTCAAAAGGAACCGGTTGATTGGGACTCCAGGTTTCTGCTGAACCAGTAAGCTGCATTGCAAAACCGGCAAGATCCTGGTCTTTTTTCCCTATATCGGAAGGATTAAGAAATGCTCTTTCAAGATATGCTTTAAGATTGGTGTATTCTCCACGTTTCCATTGAATGCCATCGGTGCTTTCTCCTTCAATAATGGATTTTTCAGGATTAAGCTCGTTGAGCATCTTAATCATTTCAGGTTGAGAAATAGATCGACTCTCAACTTTTTGAAGCAATTCGTTTTTTTGTTTAGACCATTCCCAGATTGAATCTAAATTTTGACGTTCTTTTTCTAAACCTAAACCGTCATAAGCGACACTATTCCACCATCCAGCACCTTCTCCAATTCCTTGAGCTTGTGTCCATGATTCAGACCAACCTTCATTTACAGAAAGCTTTTCAAGCAAACGATTCATGTTCATATTGAACTGATCTTTAGTCCCTTTCTGTTGGGCTTTTAAATTTGCAGAAGCTTCTGATTTAAGAATTCTGTAGGCTTCATTTAAATAACGGCTTATTGAAGATCCAAACTTTGTTTGAGGAATATCTTTAAACTGTGGAAGTTTTTTAAGTTCTTCAATTCTTTCTGGTGTCAAAGTCGGCTGAGTTCCCTGTTGCAGTTGAAGCAACAACTCATTTTTATTGACAATCTTTCCAGTAATCTCATGAATCAATGTCACCGGACGGTTGGCTGCCATTGTGTCCAGGTTCGCGTAAGCCAGATCTGCTTTGGTATCTTTTCTTAATTTCTCTTCTTTTTTTGTTTCTGCAACTTCTACAGGCTTATATCTGCCGTATGCAGCAGAAACGATGTTTATAGAAGCATTTGGGTATTTATCTCTAAACGATCCGTCTTCAATGGATTTAACAAACGCCATAGGATTCAATGCAGCATCGTAATTCATCTGATTGTTATCCACGGTCGTTTCATATTCTTTCATCAAAACAATGGTATCGTTGTCCTGAAAAATTCCTGCTTCCACCATTGATTGAAGATAACTTGCTACCTTTTCATCACCTTTTTGCTTGTTGATTGGAGATCCAATTGATTCAAGAGCAACCTCTGCCACATAATCAGAAGCCATTCTTTGAGCTTCCAGCGTGTAATTTTTTTGAATAACTCCAAGAATTTTTCCTCTTGGTTCAATAAATAAGCTGTCTAATTCTTCATTTACTGAAGCAACCAGAGATTCGTCATCATGAATATTAAGTTGTGTTGCAATATCTTTCTTGGCTTGTTCATGCCATGCCTGAAGATCTGTATCTACATCAGAAACATGAGGAACTGTTCCAACGGCTCCTGGTGCATTTTTGCGATCTATTTGACGTTCACCGGAATCTAATCCACGAGCATAATCAGCAAGCATCGGACGGTAGAGATTAGAAGCTCTCTTTTTATTTTTTGCTTCTTCTGCAATTCGTCCTTTTCTTAAAATATCTGCCCAGGCCATTGCCTGTTCTTGAACCACATTTGCAAGATTTGCTTGTGCTTCGTCTGGTAAAGTAACGGCTTCGTTTACCATCTGATCGGGTTCTGCAACATTAGGCGTTGTAAGAACCTGATCTTGCGGTATTCCTGGAAGCTGATTAAAAAGTTGAGCTGTTATTTTCATGACCAATCCCAGGAATAATCGTTCGTTGTATAAAATGTCTGAAGAGAACTAGAAGCTGTCTGAAACATATCTGCGGTGTATTGAATATCTGCTCCTTCTCTAACAGCTTGAGCCGACATTCTTGTTTGATTTGCTTGAAATCGTGCTCTCCTGGCAGCAGATGCAGCGTTCTGTCTAGTGACATAAGCATTGTGCCTTGCCTGTCTCATTGCCGTTTTTTGAGACATCGACATATTCCAGGCTATTGTTTGAGTGTTTATGTCATTTTGAAGAGCCTGATAAACAATCGTATCTGCAGAAGATCCTTCATTAACTCTTGCTCCTGAAGATCCATAAGCAGCAGTTTTAGCTCCCACCATCTGAGCTCCTGCAGCAACACTTAAAGCAATCTCTGCAGATCCTCTTATTTCATAGGCTTTTCTTATTTCACGCCCACGTTGCATAAAATAAGAAGCTTGTTCTTCTCCTGTTTCTTCTAATTCCGTTGCATAACGATCATATTCGTCTGCCTGATTCATCATCATTCTGGCTTTGGTTCCAGAACCTTTCTTTTTTGATTGTGCTCCCCGATAACCGGCATAAGCACTTAGCAACGCTAATCCTAACGCTATATATGAGGCTGGCATTATTCCCTCAAATCATTACTTGAATAATCAATTCCAATAAATAAAACAGTTGCAGGAAAAGGTCTTGATACTCGTATCAAAACTGATCCTTCATCAAATGTGTTGTTACCAATTCTGAAAACTTTAATTCCTGAAAACAAAGGAACTGCTTCACCGGCAGGATCAGATCCCTGCCTAAAAATCACTTCATCCAAACCTTCGGTGTTTGTTCCAATCTGAATACCCATTGATTCCAAAAGCTTGACTGATATTTGATGCAATCTAGTTTTTGCACCAAGCATATAAAGATTTTGCTCTCTGGCTAATGCAAGAGTCTCTAAATCAGAAACGTATCCAAGTCCCACCCTTGCCCTGGTGACTTCGGTTCCTAATGTAATTGCTGAACTGGAAACAGTTTTGGAAGGCTGAACAGCACCTTGACCTAAAACATCAACCGATAATCCTTCAAGATGCCCCAGGTTGCTGACTGATGTAGTGTATTCAAAAATACTGACGGTTCCTGTTCCAACATCGGAATCTGCAATTGTTACCGGAGTTGTGGAACCTAGTGTTGTTGAAACTTTTAATGCAGTTGTTGTCAAACCATCGGTTAAAACATGATAAATTCGATTTGATTCTAAACCTGATGGTAAATCTCTTGTTGATTCAAATCCGACTTTATCTGCTGCAGACAATCCATGAGCTGCACTAAAAGTCATTGCATTGGAAGATACAGAAGAAAGCGTTATTGCGGTTCCTGCATTTTTTACTGTTTGATCAAGTTCCAGGCCTGAATCCACAAAATGTGCTTTTTCAGGAATAAGATCGTTGTTGTCATAAAACTTTTCAAAGAACTCGACATAGCGTTTAGTTGATCCTCCTATTGTTCTTTTGACAATCAACCAAACTTGGTCATGATCCGATGTTGGAATCGTTGCTATATCTTCGACTATGGCAATATTGGAATCAGTTCCATTAAAAGTTCCAGCAAGTTCATGAGTTGACCATGCAAACATATTAAATTGATTTACATAGGTCATTGCGATGATCTTTCCATTATCCAAAAGCCCCCATACCAGATGATTTGGTTGCTTCTGAAAGATCAGCTTTTTAACTCCACCATGCGTGATGTCTTCTGCTCTTACTGTAACATCAAGAGTTTTTTGTCCTTCTTCTTGCTGTGTAAATGGAATCTCCCGAATAACCCTTTTTCCTCTTTGGACAAACAGAAGATTCTGGTCAATCTGAACCGCGTTGGATTGATTTGCGACTTCGTAGCTTGTTGCTTTTTCAATTGTGAAATTAAAAGGCGTAAGCGTGTAGGAAGTTTCTGTACCATATAAATTAAAAACACCACCGGTTGTTCCTAATGACAGTTTCTTTCCTGCCATCATCCAGGTAATGCGGTCAACAGTATCAGAATCAATCGTAAGTGTTACTGCATTATCATCAAGAATCTGATCAGCAACTATCCTGGCACCGGTTGATGTAAAGTCGTTGGAACCTATACCTTCGGTTTCAGTTGGAGCAAAACTGTAAAAATCACCAGATTTAGAAAACCATATTGTTTGCGGATATAAATCAGTTCCTCCAAAACAAAGCCTTTGCTGGTAAATATCAACAGTCCTGGGCCATCCATCAGTCGTGCTCCATGCACTAATTCGCCATTCTGTTGTAGCTGTTGCAGATCCATAAGAAACAATATCTTTTACGCACGTTCCTACAACCACCGTTGTAGATAAAACATGAGTAATTTTAATATAACCCCATTTAATCTGATCGGAAGGAATCGGGTTAATTCTTATCAGTCTTCCAACATCATTGGAATTTGCATAATGCGTTGTAGAAACTGAATTAACAGTAGAGCTTGAAGTGGAACCGGTTGTATCAAAATATGCACCGGATGCAGTTATTTTAACATAATCATCCTTGTCAAATTTTTTAGTGCTTACAGTAACTTCAGTATCAGTATTTCCTGTAAATAAATCAGGAGGATCAGGAACTCTTGCAGTTAATCCTGATGTAATCTGAAACGTATTTGCTGTTGCATTAATAACATAATAATCCGTATCAGTTTTAGGATGAACTGAACCTCCAGAAGCATTAGTAGAATCCGTAATTTTTATTTTTTGACCATCTAATAATCCGTGATTCTTTAATTGAATCCAGGATTCTGTTGTATCAACATATCCAACACCAATATTAACGGTGCTGATGCTTGTACCATGTTCATCTGCATACATGGTTGTTGTTGTCTGATTAACATCTGCCCACGGTCCATCTTCAAAATCGATTTCTTCAACAGTCCAAAGCGTGTCATCAGAGGCACGACCACCGGTTGATGTATCTGCAGTTCTGGATAATTTTCGAGGTTTATAACTTGGATGAGCTAAAAAGATAATATCTGCAGACTGAGTAAATGTAATATCGTCTAACTGAGATGCAGTCCAAGGAACATTCGATGTTATTTCATAGGCTGTTGATGTTGAACCAGTTACATAAAGAACAGCACTATTTTTATAAAATCGAATGTATTGCTCACCAAATTCCAAAACATAAGAATCTCCAGCACCAAAATTAAAAGGAATTAATCTGGCCTGTCCATTCGACTTGGTAGTCGATGCGTAATAAGATCCTGGTCTTCGAGTTACCGAACCTTGAGGTAACACAACCCAATTCTTCAAAGTCTTGAGTGCAGCCGTATAAGTCGGCTCATCTACAAGCCCCTGAAACCTGGGTGATACCTGACCTTCGGTAAAACGTGCCTGAACCGCTTTAAACCGTGGCATCAGCTATATGCGTAACCAGTTGACGGAGTGCTAATATTTCGTCTGGTAGAATAACCACGCCTTGCCAGAAGCCATTCGTCTGCTTCAATCTTTTCTGGAGTTCCCTCCATTGCATCGTTGGATCGAGCTTCGCTTATAGCAAACTGATACTTCTGCCACATCTCTCTTTTAAGATCGATGTTGCCGGTTAAGGTTTCAGCTATTTCCCAGGCGAGTTTTAAAGCAATAGCCTGAACCAGAGTAGAATCAAAAAGAGTCGTATCTGTAACTTGGGCAATGTAACGAATTTTAATCGTACTGCCATCAGAGACGATATTACGTCCTTCTATCTTCCACTCTGTATCAGGATCTTCCACATCCAGGACTCGAAGGCAGTCTGTCGGTAACGCAAAGGAGTTGGTATAACCCCAATCCGGTGTACCGGAAACTGCCAAAGTTGCCCTGGACATAGCACAATTCCAAGGATGAGATCTTAAAACGGCATCTCGGGTATCGTTAAAACGAAGATTACAAGCCCTCGCTCTTGCGTTGGCTTCTGTCAAACTGGTAATCAGTTGATCGCCCAGGTTTGATAAAGCAATGTTGCAAATCTCAACCGTTGATGCCATTGATCCTCCTTATTCAACTACATAATGAACAACAAGTGTTATCTGTCCTGCAGTATTGATAGCTGCATCAAGAATTGACACTTTAATGTCCAGCATTCCACCTGGATCAGCAGTAACCGAATCCATGTGATCCCAAGCTGGAAGAATGCCGTTGGTATGATCTGCTATGATGCTACCGGACCCTGCAGAGGTGCAGTCGTGTCCGTTAGACAATGCATCGACATCATATCCTGCAGATAATTCTGCAGTTACGGTATTCCAGTTCTCTTTAGTGGCCCAAATGCCTACGTCAAGAGTTGGTGATCCCGAAGATGCCAAATCATCCCAATAAAGGGTTGATGTTGGGAGAATAATCGCATTCGAGGGAATACGAGCCAGATGATACGTTGATGTAGCAGAATCATCACTTGCTGTGGTTACGGTATCAACAGATACGCGAAGTTTGCCGTAGCTGAATCGGGAATCGACAACAGCAATAGGCTCAACCATGCTTGCATAGGATGCCAAGGGGCTGCTTGTTACAAAGCTTCCGGTCTTGGACCCGATATTAGCAGTAACGCCCATAATATTCCTTTATGGTTCGGGTTATTGATTAAGCACCTTGTTTGCACTCGATTTCGACCACACGGTCTTCTTCGAGGCGAACGGCACCAATAGTCATTGTCAGATACATCTGATTCGCATAACGCTTATCAGGACGTACATCAGATCGACCGGTAATGTCACGCCATACGCAAAGGCCTAAACCGTCACGATGAAATGCCATACATCGGTTAATCGTTGGTGTCTCTGAATTAACGCTTCCAAGAGTTCGAGTATTGACAAGCTCAGTTTGAATGAACCGGAATCCCATAAAGGTATCCACTCGTCCTTCTACCAATGCTCTAACCGAGTTGTAATCGACTGATCCAACTTGTTGGGTTTTGAGCAAGCTGGCAATTTCATCTGCAGTACAAACAATGAACAGATTCGGATCCTGTCCTTCGTTGTAATTAATTGCTTCGTTCTGCATCAGAATCTTCCGTGCAGCAATCAGCTTATCTACAGTTAAACTCGTATTTGAGGTATTGCTACCGCCATACGGAGCATTATTAACTCTGACAATTCCGCAGACTCCACCGTTGGATACTGCAGAAGTTTCAGGCAAGCCATCGGCTGCTACTGTAGATCCAGGCCAAGATGCAGTTGATCCTGCTGCCTTTCCTACCGAAACATCCGCAAAGGCTGCATCGATAATCACCTGATCCATTGCACGAGACATCGCTGCTGCTCCGTTTCGTACATACATGGATTGAGGATCTGCCAGAACACGGAGAATGTCCGTGGTGTCAATCAAATCGCCCCAATCGAAATCCTGCGGTGTTACACGCCTTCGATCATGAACGGTGTCAATTAGGGGAGTGTCGGCATGACGAGCCGTAATGAGTTGTGCTGAAGTCTTTTTCAGCCGATCCATGTAATACTCTTCACCGATTTTGCCGGTTTCGAGTCTTACAGCATTCCTCAGACGAGATCCCTGCTGTTGAACAAGCAAGGAAACATTGTCTGAATACATTTTGACCATTTGGTCCGTGATATTTACAGACATAGAAATCCTTTAGATTTTGGTTAAATGCCAACATCAATGGAATTTCCCTGGTCTGCCAGGATTCACGGACCTACGATCAATAACGGATTCTTACGAATTACCCGAATCCATAGGTGGTAGGTTGGCTTATTAAAAACCTTATGTTAATTCATAAAGTTTTTGCATTTCTTTGACAGCTTCATCATGCATCGGATGTCGTGGATTCATATACCTTTCCATAAAATCCGCATCTGATTGCTTGTCTTTAATTGCTGACTGAGCCTGTATCGGAGACATTGAATTTATTTGTCCGTCTGCAGGAGCAAGCATATTATCTTCGGCAAGCATTTCCCCAATGCCTTTAAACATCTTTAACATTTCTGGATGCTCACCAATTCCAGTTTCTTCCATTAAGGATATTGCTCCTTTGGATGCAAACTGGTTAAACGCTCTTTGTGCAAGATTGGCATTACGCTCATAATTTGCACCCCATTCCTGTTGAATGGCGAGTTTGTTGTTGACTCGTTCTTTTTGAAACTGAGCATCCTGTTCTGTCTGCACTTCTTCCATGCCCTTCATATATATATCAAGAACATTCTTTGCTTGAGTATCTGACAAACCAGTTTCGTAAAATGCTTCACGAACCGGCTTAAAATCATCACTATCAGGCAAATTGGAATAGTTTTCAGGAGAATCAGGTCTTCCCAATGCATTATAAACGTCATCCATTGGTTCGCCTTCACCTGGAAGACGTATCATCTGCTCTGGTGGAACGCCCATCTTTTTGACTGCATGAACATAAGATTTAGCCACTGCATTCAGGGGATCTTGTGAGTTCATAAAAGTCCTAAGACTTGGTTCTTGTTTCAGGTCATCCGAAAGGTTATCCCAGGCATTATAAGTTCCTTGCGGAACCTCGGATTCTTTAATTGGAGCACCTGTCAGGGTTGTTGGTTCAGGAGCTTGTGCTGCCTCGGTTCCTGCTTCTTGCGATTCAGGAATTGTCGTTGCTTCGTTGTTCTCCATAGATTTTCATCAATTCTTCAATTGAGGTTTCAGAATAATTCATCAGGTCGATCACTACGGCTCGTCTGCCCTCTCGGAACGCACTCATGTAGGGATCTCCTGGGACAAAAGCTGTTGCATGAACATAGTTAGCAGCAGCAAGATCAGAAAGCACTCTACGACCAAGATCAGATTTAAAAACCTCATCATATAAAGCTTTCCTCCTTTTCTCACGCAGAAGCAAGTGCTGCCTCCGCTTGAGCTAATTTTGCAGTTGCACTAGCATCGTTTTCTTGTGCTTCACTTAACGCAAGAGTCTGTTGAAGTTGTTGCTGTTGCATCTGCATCATTTGTTCTTGTTCTCTTTCAGCCTGAAGTTGTTCTTCACTTTTTAGGACTGACATGGGAACTCTTAAAATTTCTGCAGCTGTAGCAAGCAGTTTATCACTATCGAATCTTTGTAAGATCGATGGATCTATCTGAGCCCACGGAGTAACAAACTGCATCAATTGTCCAATGCTTGATAATTCTGAGGATCGCATGGCAATCGAAACCGGATTCATATATTCCACACCAACTTCCGATTCCATAACAACAGGAGGAGGTGGAGGAACCATTTGATTCTTAATTGATATTTTTAAAGTTCTTTCAATCAATGGCCCCAAAAATTCAATTTCCTGTCTGGAAACAATCGGTCCAAGAATTTGAAGACGATCTCTTTGCCTTGCTGCAATCTCGGTTGCAGTAAAACGCATCACATCTCCATCAGCAGCAGTCGGTCCTGGAAGCTCTAAAGTATCTAAAAAGAACCCTCTGGCAATTGCTTCTTTAACCTGACCCATCTTGTTTTCTGCCCAATCCAAACGTCCAGGCATCGGAAACGCTTCTATTCTTTCATTAGGACTTAATCCAGCACGATAATAGTTTAAGCCACCTGGAACTGTCCGCACCGGTGACAGGAAACCGTCGTGAGGTAACATCAAGGGAGGATCAACGGTTTTCTGAAGTGCTTTCAGATAGGTGGCTTCCATTTCATTGAGCATACGAACATCTGGAAGTGTCGTGATTCCTGGCCCACGCCCATAAATTTCCTGAGAATTTCTTTCCCATCTTCCGCAAACGTAGGGAAACTCGTCAAATCCACCTTCACTCAGGATATGCTTTGATTCATAAAGCATATACACCGACATGAAAGGTTTCTGTTGTCGAGATTTCATTGTTCCAGTAATTGCCTCTTTTCTAGGCTTCACGATATGAAGGCAGGAAACTTTATCATAAAGCTTATTTCTTTCTGCCTTTTGTTTGATCGTATCCGGTAGCTTATTCATCGGATACTGCTCAATGATTTCTTTGATAGTGTGTTCGTAATGTCTAAAACAAGTGTCGATCCTTCCAAATGCATTGGTTGCCAGATAACAATCAGATAAAGGAAATGAACGGAAATACGGACCTCTACCTGGAAGATCATGAATAAACATAACCGAGGTTCCAAATGCCCCCAGGTCTAAATAATATTCATGGGCTGCAGGATGAAAATTTGCAGAAGGACGATTAAACGCGTCTTGTAAAACCCTGGTCGTTTCGTCCAACCAGAGTTGCACAGCACGGTCTCCTTCAAGTCTCCTGTCTATTTTAAGGGTGAACCAGGGTATGCTCGAAGAAGTTAGCGTGTTGTGCAACCCAGAGGAGAAACGTGTCAAGGTCTGAACCGGAGTTGATTCAAAAATACTTTCTCTCCGTTCCGATCCTGCAGAATGAGTTGCAGTAAAATCTGCTTTTCTGGGAATCAAGAGCTCGGCAATTTCTTGCCATTGAGCTTCCCAATTATGCCGATTTCCTTTTAGATTTTCGTACTCAGCAATTAACTGAGATCCTAGATCATTAAGCATAAGCCATTCGTTTCTTATCGCCTTTACCGATCTTTGCTCCCTTAGTCAAAACCGTTGCACTTCTGCCTCGTCTCATTTTTAAACGCCTACGCATCAATGCTGCCAATGCTGCGGAAGCTGCTGGAGTATCTGTATCGCCTCCAGTTGAATCTGTATCAACATCGGTGTTTGCATCTGTATCTATTTCTGTATCTGCATCTCCTGCTGCTGAAGCTTCCCCTTTGTAATGTCCGTATTTATCTTTGTATTGCTCACTACTTAAATAATCATCGGCTCCTGGTACATCAGACCAAGCAGGATTTTCATCTTTGTAAGGTCCGGTGTTTTGGAAATACCAATCGGTTGCAACTCTCATTGCACCTCCAGCAATTCCAAATATTGGATTCCCAAATGGTCCAAAACCTTTTGTTCCTTTGTCGTATCCAGATTTCCAGGGTAGTTCTATATTTTTTTTCCACTCACCTTCCCAATGTTCTCCCCATCCGGTGCTCTTATATTGTTTTTCTGCTAAAGCAAATGATTCACTCAACCAGGACATAATTCCTCCTTATGAAGATCGTCTTAAATAACCAGCCCCATATCCCATTTGAGGCTTCTTATAATTTGGATTAACACGAGGTTGTTCTTTGCCAAGACCCAACAACTCATATTTTTTAATTCTCTTAGTCAATGCACCCATATTGGATTTTGCTTCATCATAAGCAGTCTGATAGCTAGTCATGTTTCCAGCCCAGGTAGCTTCTGCTTTTTGAAGATCTCCATAAAGTCCGGTTCCTTCTTCTTTATCTCCTAATTTTTCAATTCCTGTTTCCCGAATATTTTTTTGCTCCTTCATCGTTGTCATGTAACCAGAAGTCTCATCTGCAAACTTTTGATACTCGGTTGGCCCTGCCATACGAACATTTCTTCCTCCATACGCCAAAGCACTCTGATCTTGAAATTCGCCCATTGTGTCAGCAATCTGCTTTTCATAACCTGAGAAATATCTTTTAGATGCAGCCTCTTCAACAAGAGTTTCAGCAAAACTCTGCTGTAAATCTCCAAACTTCTGACCTGATTGCATTAAATTATAAACATCCTGATCTCCATAAAACTTAACCGAATCATCTTCTCCAATTTCTGCCCAAAACATATTTGGACTTCTATTTATTTTTTTTAATGCTTCATCTATTTGACTTCGGCCTGTATCAATCTGAAGTTTTCTTGCCCAATTAGAATCTGCTTTCATTGCTTTGGTAATCTCATCTGCATAGCCTTTAGCTGCCTGGGGATCATAAGATTTATATTTTTCATAATATCCCGACATGGCTTTTCCAGTTCTTGTTTCAGCAAATGCTTTTCTTGCAGTATCAAAAGAACCCCAGGCTTTATTATAAGCTGAAGTTGCATCTCTGATTGTTGTGTTAGTTGCATCAATCTGTCCCTGGATTTCTCCAAGATCGATGTCTCTTAAACGCTCCTGACCTTTTAATGCGGTCAAAGCCGTTTTTTCTCCTTTTCCTAATTTTTTTTTCTTTTTAAGAAGCGAGGCGAATGGGACCATAGCTATTCTGGAAAAAGGGGTAATCATTATTGGAACCTACTGCAAATGCCGGCAGAGGCTTCATTCTTTTCAAAGATGCATAACGGATTGACTGAACTGCGTATCGGGTAGCACTCATAATATCATCTCGTTCCTTGACCAGTTTCCCATCAATCCGGTGGTACATTCGCATCTCCTCAAACCATCGGCTGAGATTTTCAAAGACTTTGAATCTTCCTGACTGCATTCGCTGGAGCATTTCCATAAGCCCTGGTTCCACCGCCTGTCCACCATCAGGATTCTCGAAGTGACTGCCAAGCATATTAACACCACTTCTCCGGTAATGTTCCGCAAGCGGTTTCCCAGATCCTTTGTCGTGCTGCATCCCATCATGAGGCCATGCACAAGGAATCCATTCACCACGGCTTTTAATGGCTTCTGCATGAACCAGAGGCGTTGCTGCAGATTGCCGGTAAGCATCGTAAACATACATCGTGTCCTGGTCCCGATCATAAGCAACCCAGACACAAGCAGTAGGATGGTCCCACCCAAAATCCAGAGCACAGATTCGAGGCCAATGATCAGGGATCTGAAAAATCTCACTCTTGATAAAATCTTCATCCACCGGAAATACCAGACCTGAACCGAGTACCGGAATGCCTTTGGATCGCATATCCCTCTCATGCGGAGGTAACGCTGCCAGGATCTCATCTTTTGTTTCAGGGTCCAGGTGAGGTGCATCATCCCAGGTTGCATGAAATAACTGCTGTTTCGGCTTCAGATCATTCATGAACGAGCTCACGACTCGTGTAACTCCTTTTTCAGGAGTGAATGTCATGTACGTCAATCCGGAGGTTTTGAGCGTTGCACGGAGAGCTTGTGAATAAATCGGTTGAGGTGGTTCCTCATCCATCCATACCACATCGACTGCCTTACCCATCCATTGCTCGGCTCCCTGCTCATAAGACTTGAAAAATAACTTAGAACTTTTTCCCGATAGATGTTTGACCAGAACCGTAGAAAACGCGTTTGGTATGCCTGGAGAACGCTCTTTGGATAAAATGCAATCTTTTGGAATCGCTCCTTTACCGAAATCTTCTTCATCTCCAGGTTCTCCTAAACACTCTGCTTGTACTATGTCTCTGGTGTTTGCAGAAGTATTTCCTGCAGCCCAGGCTTTGATAGGTCTGTCAAATCGTGTCCCATCCCACCATTCGGGATACTGACCGGTAAGGTGTACCGCCAGTTCAAAAGCACCGCAGAAAGTTTTTCCGGTCTTGTTTGCAGCCATAAGAAGCTTCTGTCTGGCTTGATGACCCTCATCATCCTTTCCTGAATGAAAAGAGCGTTGGTAATCATAAGGCTTGTACCATTCCAGTTTGTTGGTTTCCTTAACCTCCTGGATCTCTGAAATCAGGGATACTGCCTTTTCTAACATTAGACTCCGTAATACATCTCTGTAAGCTGTTGTTCCGTTACATACTTGTATTTTTTAGAACCAGGGGGCTCCTCAATCCTAATCTTTCCTTTGTTCCATCCAGGACGGTTTCTAAGCTTTTCTTTATACCGTTCCCATTTTTCAGGATCTCTTGGAATTTTCCTGATACGATCCATATTTTCAGAACTCCTCGTCTGCTTCTGTAAACATCCACAGCTCTTACACTTCCCATTCGCCACATGGTCGTACCTTATTGGTTTTTCTTTTCCACATTCACACCGGAAAACATAAATCTTCTTTCCTCCTGAATCCCTTCCGTAATAACGGACCACCGTAAGCTTTGATCCCTTGATCCTTCCTGTAACTGCTCTCACCGACCAAAATTCGCATACAGTCTCAAAATCATATCCACATCCTTCTCAAAAGATCTCTGAGACTCCATCGATTCTCCTGGTCCCATAAAAACACAATACCCACTTTGAATATTATCCTTTTGAATCTTTCTCATCGATCTGACTGCTATCAGCAATCCCCTCTCTAATTCAGCAAGCGTTTTTCTGGTGAGGATTTCTTTTCTTCTACTTTCTTCCCTAATAAAACCTCCGCTTTCTCCTGACCTACTACTGCAATTAATTCCGCTTCCAACTCCTTAACCGATTTCTTCTCAGTCACTTCCTCAACCCTGGTAGTCGGCTGATACCCTGCCCTGTCCAGTAAATCCTGTGCAGCCTTCAACCTCACCGCTTCACTCTCTCCAGAATTCATCAACGTCTCAATCACATGAGCAGCCTTCGGTGCTGATGAAGAAAACCTCTCCTTCATCCCCTTTAAAATCAAATCATGCAACTGCCTCTTTAATCGATTCGCCTCTACCGCAAACTTCTGAGGATCATCTTTTTCATAACCGGCTTCCTTTGCAGCCTTAATGTGATCCCCATGTTCAATCATCCTCTCTACAAAGATCTTCCTCTTCTCAGATTTGATCGAACCTACCCTCTCCTGAATACTCATTTTAAAGATTTAGGCTTTTCATCAACTATTTTAGAAATACATTCTTCATGAACTGTTTCTTTTCTATGAATTGCATTTCTTTTTAAACCATGTCCAAAAGCATGAAAGATTCCGTCAACGGCATAAGTATCATCAACTTCATACCAGACTGTTCTTACTACCGTCTGTTGCGTTTTTACCCATCTTGTTTTCGGTCCTCTGGATGCTGCAGAAGTTGAAATCGCTCCTGTCGTTAAACTCACTTCTTCGATCCACCCTTAGAAGCATTCGCAATCATCCCCATCACCTCAACCATCCAATGCCTCTCATGTTTACAGAAATTCTGAAATCGCATGATCGCTCCTAAATCATACTCATCCCCCTTCAACATCTTCTTAGACTCCGATTCTGCATTCTTTCTCGCTTGTGCTTCTGTCATATATTCTCTTTCTGCAATGTAATATTGCTATTGTTTTAGATCTCCCGAGTAGAGGAATAGGTAGTCTCTGGCTACCAGGGAGACGCGTTTTATGCCCCCTCCCCCCCTTTACTTAAGATTTCCGAGAAGGATATATCCCCTTGTGCATCGCATGAGTCTGATTCTTGTTTGAATCCTTCAGATTCAAAACGAATCATCCTCTCCCTTGGGATTCTTCTCACCTTTAGTATCTTCAGCCAGAGATCAAAGTCAACTCTAAATGTACTCGATACATCTGGAGTTGACTACACATACCATCCACATCATCTCCAGATCGCTCTCTATTGAGATGTTTTCATCTCTTGAGTATAGAGAGATAGATCTATATTTAAGCAATCCTCCAGATACAAGATTCATAGAGAAATACATATTGGGGATACACCGCTAGTCTTTAGGAAAGAGAGATATATAGTTATTTAGCTGTTTGATAGAGATCATCGTTAGATAGAGATCTATCTCTATAGATATATATATATATTAATAAGCGTTAGATACCCGACTGATACGTTTCGATAGACAAGAATCTTCTGAGAGATCCTGCTTAGAATAATTATACTTTAGCGATCCCTTCGGGATGGGCTTTCGGCTCAGACATATTGATCTGGCGATCAATACTCACCTCAATCCCTATCGCTTCCGATCTCCGATCGGGATGTGGATGCTCCGCAGGATTTATATAATGAGGGATTACTCCCTCAAACTCCCTCTAGCCAGCTCTGCTGGTTCATAACGGTCAAATCATTATTTACTAATTTGAACCGCTTCACTTAACAGATTCTCGCCAGCAAGCTGTCACGAATCTTCACGTTCCACGGACATAACTATTTAGTCTCCGCTTACGCTACGACATATCTAATAAATAAAGATTTGGGTGAGGGGGCGTTTTATAAATTTTCTCGCAACTTCGTTGTGAAATAAACGAGAAAATTTAAAAACTCCCCCCACCAGGGGAAATGGTTTGTAACCATTTAGACTTTAATTATAACACTCTTTATCAAGGAGACTTATGCAACAGAATGCACTTAAACTCGCATGGATTATATTCAAACAATATAAACAATATTTAACATTCGATGAATGTTTAAAACTATCACACGCATTCAAAAGAAAAGAACTCGACACAGAACAGGCAAAACTTGTTAAAACTTGGCTTGTTATGCAGTCCTTTTCTTATCATCACGGCTTCCACGCCTGGAATGACATCACCAACCAGGGACACCAATTTTCAACAACTTTCAAAGCTTTCCAGAAACATACTTGGTTTAATATCGACCACGCTATTAAAGCAGTCAAACTCTGGAAGCTATACCATTCTAAAATCAATAATCTAACTATTGGCAAGTATTATTCTGAACTTATGAACAACCAAGGAGAACCAGAAAAACGCTTAGTTTTTTTACACTTAGATTCTCGCTTACATAAATCAATGAATATTCAAACAATCAGAAAACTTGCCAACACTTCACCAGTTCAAAATCATTATTATTATCAAAACCACCCACACGAACCAACAACCACATACAAACAAAACAAAGGAAAATACTTTGAGATTTACCGAGACGGAAAAACAACCGCAGTTATCAATAACAAACCACACTTTACAACCGACAAAGGATTAAAATCATCATTCACAACTGATTCAAAATACGTCCAAGAACACAAAAACCCCACTCGAATCATTAAAAAGAACTCATCAGCTATTCGTTCATCAATGAACACCGCTCGAAAAAAAGCAATCGAAGCAGAAGCTTCAAACGGTTTGCGAGATGCTAACCCATCATCACTCCATCAGCCATTAGGCCAAACGATAGACATTGACAAACCAATGGAAAATCTAGGACACAGACAAGGAGTAGAAGATTACAACGGAAAACCCCAGAGAGCCGAGGAACCCGAACAGCTCTCACTTTTTCCAGAACTATATTCAAACAACCGAGGTGACTTGATAGCCTCAGATGAAAACGTAGCTTAATAGCTAACTAAAAACTTAATAATCCCAAAAAATTTTCGCGAATTTCGCTTCGCTCAATTCGCTTTCTTGGGATTCTCCGGTTCTCCTTCGGAGAATTATGTAGCCTTCGGCTGCTATATAATCAGGCTTCGCCTGACCTTTCTCTTTCCCTATTCTCTCGTCTGGTTTCGCATAGCAGAACCAGCTTAGTACCCATAAATAGCTACTGAGATGCACCAGCGTTAAACCTGGGCTTGGTCGAAGACCGTGCTCAATTCTTAAACCCTAACATGGAGTATTCCCATGCTTAATGTACTTCCCAATATGCTAGAAGAACTCGAAGACCGTGCTCTTACGCACAGTCGGCGAAGACCTTACAAGCCACGCCTGACTCCTATTCTGGAGGAAGCGATGGCAGACCTTCCCACCTGTCTCAATTCTGAGATAGAGGAAGAACTCACGCTTCTAAAGCGTACTCATGGGCCATTAGTCAATGGTCAATCATTCATTCTCAAATAAAGGAGACAGTATGAATATTCTTTTCATCATCATTTCAGCACTCATCGGTATCTATATCTTAGCCATACGCAAAGAACAGCTATTCGCTGGCATTGGGATAGTCGCTTTATGTGCTATTCCCTTTCAGCCAGTTATAGCTATATCAGTCGTACTCGGCTTATTCGGTGCTGCCATATTCGGTCCTGCAGTCAAAGGACTCATTCAAGGCTTCAAACAATCTCAGCTAGACATCTAGAAAGGAGGTGATCGGCACAGAGGGCTTTCCCCCCAGAGAGCCCTCGATGCTGGTAATCCCACCAGCCAACAATCAAAAGGAACTAAATGAACATCCTTATTGAATCACAACTTAAAGAAAACTACGGAGCTCACGACTGGAACGGAGAAGGTCAATGCCCTCAATATTGGAAATTCAAAGGCGGTAATTCTTATGTGTTTAAAAACGCAGAGAATTTCAATGAAGCCCTCAGATATTTCAATGAGGTCATTGCTATCCCTTCCCCTTATTACCGTGAATATGTTGTCAACATTACGGAAATCATTGCTCCTGTAGGAATGTTCATTACTGACTATGAACATGACCAAATTAAAAACGAAGGCAAGATTGTCTTTGAGTCTCAACGAATCGATATGAGACATCCTGCAGTTCAAAACAGATGGGCAACAGTCAACGAAGCTAGACTAAGTTGAAAGCCAAGGCGGTATTCCCCTGAGTACCGTCTAAGCTGGCAATTCCGTCAGCATAACCGGAGAAGTCTCATGTCTGACTATCCCTTCGATGTGGATGCAGAGCATGATGAACGTGTTATCCAGGATATGATCGAACTACACGCTTATGAGTATCATTACTCTCAGCAGCATCCAGTTCGTTACTTCCTGGAAGTTATAACAGGGAAAATCAAGCTCTGGTTCCACCAAAAGACATTTAAGCTGAGAGAACGATTAGGGTTAGAGGAACCTATAATCTTCTAGCCCATGTTCTCGACTGCACTTATGACCGCAATCATAACGGTCATAGGACTTGTCTTCATCTTCGCCAGAATCGGCCTAGACCGTATTCTTCAATTCGGTATTTGGATCGATCTGGCAGTCACAGCCGGTGTGTTATTGATCTTCCAAGGATCAGCCACCGGCATCCTCTCTGCAGCTTTAACCGGAGCACTCCTCTCAGCAGTTCTTTGGTTCATAGCACGCAGAAAACCCTAACCGGAAAAGTCTATGGATAATACTTTGAAGGCCGTAGATAAAGCTTGGCAGGAATACGATAAGACCGTTCGGCAATTCTATTCCTCTCAAGATCAAGTCCCACCTATTCTCATGGATAAACTCCAAGACCTAGACCGTAGTCTCTGGGAAATGCGAGTTCAGATTACAACTGTCCATGACAGCCTTATTCAAATCACAAATGTTCTGACTCATCAGAACTAACTCACCTGGGGGCTTCCCTGCCCCCTCATTTTCTGGTACATATTTCGTGTACTCAATACACAGAAAGGAAACTATGACCTTAATCCCTAAAGATATTCGGGATCTCAATTCCGAAGAAGCTCTTACCCTTCAGGTTCATCACATTCTCAAAATGCAACAGCATCTCATTGGAGAGCTTTGCGATGGTGCTGATGCAGAGTTTCTTGAGGAACTTGAAGTATCCGATATTAACGAAGTCGTTGAACGATTTCTCAAGAACAATCCCAAACCTTTAGTTATCGAACCGTTTCCGGTTTACGATGAAGAACCTCAAAGTTATTCCCCCGACAACTATTCAGATGATGGTGAAGCCCTGGCTAGTGCAGGATTCGGCACAGATGAAGATTATGGTGGAGGAGATGAACGCTTATGAGATGCCCTAAATGCAATCATTTCATGCATCGAACAGGACAATACTTTCACAAAAAAGAAATGTATTACACTTGTAGAAAATGCAGTCATCAGCATATTGAACCTATGTTTGAACCTTACAATAAAAATGCACCGTTAAAGAAATTCGATAACGGAATAATGCAATGGTATGAAAGGACAAATAAACAATGACTGAACGATATAAAATTCGATACCAATATCCTGTTATGAAAATAGTTGAGGTTACAGTAGAAGCTGAAAGCTTAACTGAAATACAGGAAGAATACCGTGCAAACGGTGAACTTAAAAAAGAAGCATTAATTGATCCTAGTTCCTATGTGAATCATGGAGAAATTAAATATGAACGACTAGACCAATTTGGAATAGCTCGTTTAGCTGATGGTCAACTCGACTATTGTTGGGACAATCTCGCTTATTGGGATTGTATTGAAACAAACATAGAAGAGTGAACTGCCAAGGCGGTATTCGATGAGTACCGTCTAAGCAGAGCACTAATGCTTCTGCATAACTGCCATATCTAGGAGGATCAATGGCAAAACACATCAAAACAGTTGAGAAAGAGATCACGACTAAAATCGTGGACTCTCTCGAACAAGCCATCCAATCCGGTAGGGAATCCCAATGGAAAATGCCTTGGATTTCCGATGGAACTGGTATGCCTGTCTCGTTTACGACCGGCAAACCTTATCGTGGTGGCAATCTTTTGATCCTATTGATGGCCCAGGTGGAGCACGGCTTCACCAGTAATCAATGGATTACCAAAAAACAACTGTTACAAGCTGGTGGAAGGATTCCCAGAGAAGACTTCCCCAATAATCAAACGTGTTACTTCTTCAAAGAAATGGAGATCACTGATGAAGAAACCGGACAAATCAAAAAACGATGGTTTGCAAGGACTTACCAAGTGTGGAACTTGGCTCAAACCAACATCGAAATTAAAACTCCTGAAAAGGAATCGCAGACTGAAGCGGAGTTCGGAGAACTTGCTCAGTTCCTTAATGGTGGTACGGCTGATGTCCGTCACGGACAAAGCAAAGCCTATTACCATCCTAGACAGGATTTTATCGGTCTTCCCAATCCTGAAGATTTTCAATCGGAAGGAGATTACCTCGCAACAAGAGCCCATGAGCTCGTCCATTGGACAGGACATGACTCCAGGCTCCAGCGAGATCTTCAGGCCAAGGGAACCGAGGCCTACGCCTTCGAGGAACTAATTGCAGAATTAGGATCTTCGTTTATATCGGCAGAGTACGATCTTCCGCACAAAGTCCAGGAAGGACATGAGGAATATCTACTTCATTGGGTCAAAGCCTTATCCAGCGATACCTCGTTGGTGTTCAAGGCTGCCAAAAAAGCATCTGAAGCAGTAGCTTATCTGAAGAAGGATGCAGGAGTGGTGCAGCAACCGCAAGGTGTCGAGCCAAACGCGATTGCTGCTTAATTTAGCTAACCGGAGAAGTCAGCTTTAATAGTAATATCTCATGACTGACTTCTCTATGTCAAGGAGTAATTTATGACAGTATTTGTAAATCATAGAGATGGCTGGTCATGTGTTTGTTACATTTCCGATTGCCATTCAATATGGAAAAAAGGAACTGAATATGCCATCGCTGATGATTCAGCCATAGACAGCTTTGATGAGCATCACGGTCCTGAATACACCGATGATGGTGTTTTATATATAGACCGGAAAAAATCTATTCAGATATTTGATGGTCATATAAGTATTCCTTTATTTAGAAAAGTCGATGACTTTGAAAAAAATGTATTCGATCCAATTAAAAATGAAGAACCAACATCTTCTTTATGCAATTGGGCTGAAGCTTTATGGCTTCATCAAAATCTGGGAATGGCGATTCAGTTAAGAATATCTGACGAAAGATATTTATTATCTGCAACAAAACTTCCTGACAAAATAAATCTAGTACATTGGCTGGAGTGATTATGCAATGTGGAAAATGCACAGAATGCTGCACTCCTTTTTCTATTCCTGAATTAAGGAAACCGGCTGGCTTGCGTTGTATGTATTTAACAGATCAAGGATGTAGCATTTATGAAACTCGACCTCAGACTTGTCGTGATTTCCAATGTGCTTACTTGATTCTAAATTTTCCTCGGAAGCTCAGACCAGATCGTGCAGGATTTATAATCCGTTTACTCGATCATGGAATACACGGTCATGTGTATGCCTGTTATAAAATTCGTCAAATGACAAAATTTGCTAAAAAGTTAATTAGACGAATAAGAAATAAATATCATCCAGATCGGAAAATATTATGGGCAGAAGGTAATCACGTTTATGATATTGAATGATCTGTAGGCAATATATCGGCAAAACTAAGTGGAGCAACTAGCATATCGGCAGTATTGGCAATTGCTTTTTGCTCCCCTTAAATCTTTGTTATCCCTTGGAAATACTGGTGGGCCAGGCAGGACTTGAACCTGCGACCGATCGATTATGAGTCGTGCGTTCCCCCTAGTGTTTCCAATGGGTCACAGGGACCCCATGCCTCTATTGGCATTATATCGGCAAAACTAAGTGGAGTTACACGATGATTACATACGTTTCTGACAAAGTTCATTCTTACTTTTATAGAGACAATCCTAAACTTCGTAATTTTAAATATTCCTGTCCATCAAAAGAGGAAATATCTTCTTCAGATGCCTGGATTGATGATCTTACAAAATATGGATGGGAAAAAAAACCCAAACCTCCAGGAAAGATTTATCATCACGTTCTGATGTTTTATGCTTCAATTGAAATCACAGATGAAGATACAGATCAATATTATTATGAATACAATTCATCAAATATTATCTGGGCATACAACGGTCTGGATGAAATCAGTTCAAACGGAAAAGCATTTTATTCTTTTAAATCCAAAAGACGTTTGATCTACAAAGATGAACAGTATGATGATCTAGGATCATTGATGAATCTTTATCCTGAGATATTCAAATATAAGCCTTTACAAGTTCAACAATCATTGTTTGAGCTTATAGCTGATTAAGCATATCTCTTTGAGTTTCTATATCCTCCCTGGCTTTCATATATCCTAAAGTCGTACTCGGATCCTTGTGTCTCGCAAGTTTCTGAACCTCCTTCACATTCCATTGTAAATCAACACCTAATCGGGTTATAACCGTGGCTCGGTATCCATGCAGCGGTTTGATCTTTCTGGAGATCCCCAGGTGGTCGTTAATTCTACGGAATGCTCGTCCCATCGAATCCACACTATAATAAGCGAGTGAACCTAGACCCTTATCCAGATACCAGGATTCTTGGTTCCCTCGTCCTGCCAAATCTTCTTCGAGGAACGCATTGAGTTTTTCTGAAATCGCTAAGAAAGACTCACTTCGTCCCTTGATCGTATCATCAGATTCCTGATCTGTTAGGTAAATAAGTCCATGTTTCAAATGAATGTGATTCAATTGAAGCATCCGACATTCCGATCCACGCATTCCTGTTTCTCTTAACATCCAATGAATGCGTAACCAGAGAGGATTTCTTTTTTCCTGAAGATACTCAAGGATCATGTCCAGATCATCCTGACTGTAGATCTGGGGAGTGCGTTCTGTAACATCGGGTTTGGAAAGGGTAATCTTTCTATCAATCAACCCTTGTTCCAAACACCAATTAAAAAAAGCCTGGAGCATACGGAAATAACTCAAGACCGTTGCTTCCGCATTCAGCTTCTTCTGTTTTTCAAGATGCTTTTTAAAAAGCGAATTATAATCTGTATCCCAATGTTTGAGGGTATGATTCCCACAAGCTTGTAAATACAGTTTAATAGTCCGTTTATGCAGCTTCCAAGAATGGTCTTTTAAAAATTCCTTAGAATTATTCAACCATTTCTGAGCAGCAGATTTAACATCGTAATCGCTCTTGACAACAACAGGAACTCTTTGAGCTCGAAGCTCCGAAAGCTTATGTTCCCAGAGCTTATTGCAATAATTATTAAACTCTCGTTCAGACCGTAGTTTTTTTCCATGTGATGTCAGCTTATATAAAGCTTCATCGATCCCACAAAGATCTAATCTCCTAGCCCGACCATTGGACTGAGGAAATTCATGAAAATATCCTACGACAACGCTGCGTTCCTTAATTGATTTAAAACGCTTTCTGGGCCTTGCCATGAATCGGATTCATATTCTTTAAGTTTGCTAAACGCATATTGAAGGAGATCTTCATAGACAGCAATTTGTCTTTCAAGTTTATCTCTATCATTTTCTTCAAGAATTTCTTTATCTTCACCAAGTCTTAATCCTTGACCAAGAAGAATCCAATCCAAAGACATCGATTCTTTTTTACAAAGCTCAACAATCTGAGCAAAAGGAATCGTATCTCTGACCCTGTAACCGTTTAAACCAGATTTGGAAACGCCTAACCTTTCAGCTAATTCAACATCACTTGCAATTGATAACGCTTTTTTAAGCCTATCAAATACATGAGCAGAAGAATCTTCCATATTTTCCGTTAATGGTGGTGGATGTAAAAAAGTTGAGGTTCCTCTACGAGATCCCCACAACGCTGTATTAATATGTTTATCATGCTTTATTTGATTATCCAGGATTGCATGACTGCTATTTTTTTGGACTTGCTA